GGATGCAAACTTATAAATCAACGCCACAGCAAAAGCAATGGCCGCAACAATCCAGAAAATTGGGCTGGCCAGCATCGCTGAATTAAGAACCCACTGTGCTGCTGCGGCAAGCCCAGTTGCTAACTGATATGCCAAAAATCCGGCAGCAACGCTAAATATAATAGGGCCCAACCAGTCTAAATTATCTCCTACCCATCCAATCCCATCCAAAAGGGCATCAAAACCGGCCGCAGCCATATAAACCAGCCTTGTTAGGTTCATGATTGCAGCCTGCCCCATATCGGAATTAAGCATGGCATTCGCCTTTTCAAAAACCCCTCCAAAGGCCTGCATCCCAGTGTTCTTTATCTTGGTCAAGACATCCGCAAACGTCATGGGCATCTGGGCGAACTTTCCGTTAATATCATCCGCCGCGTTAAACATTGCATTCTTGATAGTGTCAGCCGTAATAGCCCCGTCCGATGACAGTTCCTTTAACTCTCCTTTGGTAACGCCAAGATACTGCGATATCGCATTTGCTACCATCGGCGCATTTTCCATAATCGACCGGAACTCGTCTCCTTGAAGCTTACCTGCTGCCATTGCCTGTGTCAGCTGGAGGAAGGCCGAATCCTGTTCTCCCTGGCTGGCGCCTGATACCTTAAGGGATTTCTGTAAGAGTTCCGTAAATCCAAGAGCTTCCTCATTGCTGCCAAATGCATCGCCCGCCAGCATCTTCATTTTGGCCGTTGCGTTTGCCATCTCTACATAACTACCCCTTGACCGGTCAGCAGCAGCGAACACTGCAGCCTGCAAGGCCTTCTGTTCCTCTAGGCTTCCAGCAATCATGGTTAGGCGGGCGCTGGTATTTGTATACGTATCCGTCAAATCCATGCCTTTCTTCGCGGCCGCCAGGCTCAACACGGTTCCGATTAGCTTAGTTAATCCAGAATTGGCCTTGCTCGCGGCCACTCCAGTATTGCTTAACGATTGGTTATATACATCCGTTCCCCTACTTGCCTTCCTTACGGATTCCTCTGCCTTATTGGTACCTGTCACAATCTTATTAATCGTTGTGCTATAGCCATCGAATAGCTTAAACATAGCACGTAACGTTGCCATCTGCCCACCTCCTTACATCTTCATTTTGGCGGCCTGTCTCTTTTCTTCCTTAACTCTCAAATCAATACTGGCATAGACTAGTGCACGCTCCCATCGGCTCATAGACTCCAGAGCCGATGGGAGTAAATGGAGCTTTTGCAGGGCGAAGTGAGAATAGTTAAGCTCTGCATCGCCCTGCTCTATCAGTTTTTTGCCTTTTCAATGTCGTCATTGATATCTTTATCAAGTCCAGACAGCTCCTGTACTTTCTGCATGAGCTCGGCATATTCCCCGATATACAACATTTTGGTTAATAACTTTGCCTCTCCGATTACACCATACGCTTTTTGCAACTCATCACTTTTTAAGTCTGGCTCAACTACGGCTGCCGCAACTAATTCCTGATTGTATGCCACCCTGTCAAAGTATTCGACGCCCTTTTTATCCTTTTTTGTGTGCTTGCGTATAATCTGTTCATTTTCATCCTGCCCTATTGGCCGAATGACAAACGGAACCGTTTTACCGTTCTCCTGGAATCTTTCTGATACAACTATTTCCTCATTTTCAATCTTCACTGGATTTAAAAATGCGCTTAAACTACTCATACATATATCCTTTCCTATGATTATTACAATAAAAAGAACGCCCTACAATGGGCGTTCAAGTTACCTTATATACCTAATAGCTGTCTTTTCTTTGCATTGTACTCCTCTTCTGTAATTGCCCCAGCATCTAACAGATTCTTATATTTTAAAATCTCATCAGCCGAAGACACCGGTCCATTATTACATTGACGGTTAGCCGCTGCTTTATGTATTTCCTCAATCCGTTCCTTTATCTTTACGGCTATACCATGCTTGCTTGCTATGCCATATACAAATGCGTTTTCATCATTTCCCAAATCTTTTACACTTTTTACCTTACTGCTTGAGCCAGCAGCCGTCTGAAAATAAATATATCCAGCAAGCATTCCTGGCTTCTTGATTTCTACCGACACGATAGATTCTATCGGTATTACTCTGGTTCTAGTTGGCATCTTCCGCGTAATTTTTACATTCTGGTCATCAACCTCTAAATCCATTGCCATACTAGATATTTTCAACACTTCCATATCCACACCCTCCTTTGCTAATATGTTTTCCATTATATCGCAAAGGGGATGAAAAGGCAATTACCTCATATTTTCTGGAAGCACGTAACTCTCCAGCTCGTCAACATCATCAAATGTAAAATCAGAATCCGTTGTGTTTAAATCCTCACTTCCATCCTCCAGATATGCAACCGGGACTTTCGCCAGAATGCAATTACGCATCACTACAGTACGCCTGCCTATTGTGCTTCCCGTATCCTCGTTTGTGGTCTGGATACTAATCTGGGGCGTCTTTCCTTCTTTGATGTACTGCTGGTAGATTGCCAGGGCCGCCGGGCTAACATTATACATTGTTACAGTACCCTTTCCCTCGGCTCCAACAACTTTATGCTGCTTCATTCTGTGACCGAGAAGTTTCTTTGCAATCACTGTAAATTCAATGTTTGCTTCGATTTTGGACAATTCAAAAAAATATCTATTCTGTCCATCGGTGGTTATGTATGCGCTGCCTTCGCTGCCAGTCACCAGGTCGTTAATTTTGGTATAATTTCCTGCCATTGTGCGCCTCCTTATGAAAGATTAACTGTTATATAGATTTTCTCAACACTGTCAACAGGCTGTATGGCGGCAGTCACAAGGACTGCATCCGAATCTGTACCGGCCGTAATTACTACATCATTCGTTTCAAAATTCTGGATGGCCCCCATATTCTGGAGTGTGTTAAAATAATCTACCAGCGCCGCCTTAAAAAGTGCCCGCCCATCATCGTTGTTATTTACTTTTCCAACATAGTTACTTTCGAATATGCTTGTAATGTCATTTGCAATATTATCAAGTGTACGAATTACGCGATTTTTGGTAAACATCTTTCCCTTCTCCACTGTGACTGTGGTAAGAGAATTGATGTCATATACCGCTGTTACGTTCTGCGCACTGTCAACCTTGAATATGAACTTACCTGCCTTAATTGCTGTCTCCATTTCAGATTTGGTCATTCTTGGTTTTACATCAATTGCTCCTATATAGTTCATTCCGGTATTCGATGTTGTGATACTTGCCCCAGCCGTCGCCCCAGCTACCCAGGCCGTGGCCTCTGCTGTTGTCAATTCTGTACTGTCTGACATCACAATCCCCTGTACTACATTTATGATTCCCTCGCTATCCGCTACATGATTGGCGAGGACGGCCTGGCATTTAACCCCCTCGTCGTCCCTCATAGCCTTAACCCATGTCACAATAGCAGTCTTATTTGCTGTCTTATCACCTCCATCATATGGATAGCACAGCACATTAAATTGCACCGTTTTTAAGGCTGCAAGCGCATCTGTCACATCATCCACATCATGCGTGACAGGCAGTTTATATACAATAACCGTCTTGGCCTTTTTCAGCGCCTCTGTTACCAGTTTCTTGTCTTCTGCCTTTACGCCATCCGGGTAGTTCTGTTCCGTAGCCGTGATGGTATACATCTGTCCTTCATCTCCTACCGTCATTTCCTGTAGGATAACTACGGTTCCCCTATCTCCCGGGGTAATGGACAACGGCTCATTTGTCCGGATATTAATATAGGCTCCGGGCAACACCTTGTTCTGGGATTCCCATGTACCTGCCATAGGTTACTCCTCCTTTATGTCTGTTTTCTGGGACATGGTCTGCATGGTCGATACGGACGTGTCTAAATATTCCCGATAATCCACATCAAACATAAAATGCAGCACTTCATCCACAATCTTCAAGTTCCTGCTCTTAATTTTAAAATTCTCCATGCCAAACATCCGTATAAGGTCCTGCCCAACTTCCCAGCATTCCCGATTAACATTCCTCCGGTCTTCCGAGAAGTAGAGTACATCCACATTGACAGTGTTTTTCATCCGGCCGTTGATTCCTTTTGTAGGATTCTGGTCATAAAAGGTAATCAGAAAAGACGGACGTGTGAAGTTTTTTGGTACATCTTCTTCATATACCTTACATGGCCTGATAGATTTCAGCCCTGTATTGATATCCCTATACAGATTACTTATCATGTCTTTTCTGCACCTCCTTTACTTCTTTTTCGAAGAGTTCCACCATGTTCCTGTCAACGTATGTCTGCGTCTTCTCCAGGAGATGGTCGCCCTGTGAGCTTTTCACGTATCCGGTCGTATTTCCCTTTTTATCTACCGTGCGATGACCATAATTAACAAAAGAAGCATAGTCCGCCGAATTGATAAGCTCACATTCCACACCGCCTCCTGATTTTATTGCGGGTGTTTTTTTCCAGCTCTTTCTATAAAATCCAGTGATAACTGGAGACATCCGCTTTGCATATGCAACCCCGCTATTTACGGCCCGGCTGAGTACTCTTATATCAATCTCACTGATATCGTTCAACATTGACCTCAGTTCCTTCCGAAACTGGTCAATGGCTTTACTGTTTTCAGTATAGTTACTCATACATCCTCATCCCTCTTAATCTCGCATTGCCATTGGTATGTATACGGATGGCACTCTCCCAGGTCAACCTCAATCACTTTTCCGGTTCTCAATGTGACCACTAAATGGTCCCCTTCTTCAATCTTTTCATCCAATCCGCAAAACAGCTTGTGGCTATTCTGAATGGATGGATTTGGTGCTCCGACAGCAGCCTGCCTGAAAGAACTGTACCGGCATGGCCGCCCCTTCGAAACCAGTACTGTTTCCTGCCTGGTTGCCCCATCCACCTCTGTTTCTTGCCACCTGTACACGTCCATTGTGGCGTCGTACATTGCCTCATACGGGTTATACATATCCTCTCAACCTCCTGTGCCTACGCAGACCTTTCTTGTCGCTCTCAGTCAGCCCGTAGATGCTCGCCTTTGTGTTGCCCTCCGTCTGTGCCCAGGTGATGCTCCCATCGCCCTCTTTCATGCTCTCAATCTCCTGTCGATACCCGGTGCCCATGGCCGTCTCATAATCAATGATACCCTTGACTTTCTTGCGGATAATTGGCTCGATGATGTCAGGAATGTTCTTCTGGCCAAGATTGCAATAATCACAGACCAAAAGAATGACATCGGAAATGAGAATATCCCGTGTATCATCCTTAATGCCCAGATTGTTCTTAACTGCAATTTCCATTTCCGATATTGTCATTCCATTTGCTCCTATCCCAGTTTGTGTTTAAATGCTACAATCCGAATCTGCTTCGACTCATAGACTGGATTCCAGTTTTTCGGGTCGGCCAGTTCAGTCCTGGATGGTCCCTCAGTTTTTGCGACAGAGGCACTGGTAAACGCGACGCCGCGAGGATGAAGTATACTGGTCCGTCTGTTAATCAGATAGTCCACGCCTGAGCCTTTGCGTTTCGCGCGGTCAGTCTCAGTCGGCACAAATCCTACCGGGTTACCATTACCTAAGGCCACGGCCCCATTGCCAAACAGGTATGTCGTATATACACCGCTTGCAACTGGGCAGCCGTCATCCACAATGACACGCTTTCCCTGATAGGTACCAAAGGCAACATCATTGGATGGCTGCACTGTGTCAATCAGGTTCTGTTTCTTCAGGTATGCCTCCGTAGCGCTGTGCATGCAGATACCAGTCAGCTGCGCCTTGGCATCCCCGAGTTTCTGTTCCGCGTCAATAAACGCGCTACCGCTCCAATTTGCCGCTATTCCAGATTTACCCGAGATGTCCAGAAGGTTACTTTCCAGCCTTGTTTTTGCGGGCGGTGTGCCAGAATCTCCTGCTGGTACGGTCCCGAAAATACCATTCAAGATTGCAATCAGCTCTTTCTGCGTATCTCTGGCCCAGAACTGCGCCACCAGCGTAGCAATGGCTGCCATAGGGTCTGAACCTGCCAATGCCGCGGACAAATCTGTAGCACTCCACATCTTAGCGCGCCGGATAATGGCTGCCACATCCTTGTTGGAAGAAATCTTATTGTCTGTCAGGTCTTCCCCCTCAATCACCTGCTCAGATTCGCCTGTCAAGTCCTCGAAGAATGGCATGTTGACAGTTGGGGCCGACTGAGATGCAAGCGCGTCAAATTCGCTGTTATTTGCGATAATACCGCACTGTAAAAGCGCAGAAAGCTCCATTGTCCTGTTGATTACATAAGGATTAAAAAGTTCTGGGACAATAACGTCCTGTAAAGTTGTTCCTGGCATTTAATTCACCTTTTCCTTTCATGTGTTAAATAGTTACGCCGGCAGCTGAGGCCAAAGCCTTCGCCTGCGCCGGATTTTCACGAAGCAGTTTTCCCTGCTCAGTGAGGTTAAAACTGTCTTTTGCAAACGGATTCTTGGAAGGAGGTGTCCCTCCGCCGGCCGGTTTGTAATCGGCCCCTGGTTCAGTCTTGAACAGGTGCGGGGATGACTCTTTCAGCGGCTTTACTACATCATCAATCCCAACCGGGTTCCCTTCCTTGTCAAACGTGAATTTATCAATTCCACCCTGTTTATAGATGATGTAATCCGCATCAACCACGCCCGCCTCTTTCAGCTTGTCTTTCAGGGCGTATTCCTTCCGGGTATTGGCTGCCGTTGCCTCCAGTATTGTTACCTTTTCCTTATACTCCTTGACCTGCTTCTGAAGCTCCTCGTTGTCCGCATTGCTCTTTTTCAAGGTATCAATCGTGGTATTTGCCTCTTTCAGCTTCCCGTTTACCTCGTCAAACCGCTCCTTTGGTACAAACCCCTTAATGGTTTCATTCCAGATATCCATTACGGCCTGTGCCTGCTCCTCAGATAATCCTTTTGCTACTAATTCTTCTTTTTTCATGTATTTACTCCTTTCGATTCATCTCCACTTGTTATCCCGGTCGTGTCCGGTGATGTCTCCCTCTTTATCGCCTGGGATACCAGGAAGGCGAAAAAATAACACCCAGGATAGTCCTGTGTGCTTATACCTCGGTTATAGTCTGTATTTCTCTTGCCCTAATAAAAACGGCTTTCCCTTCTGGTGTATTGCATATAGCGAATCCAGGCTCCTCACAAACATCATTAGCCCACACAGCTAAATCATCTGGACTTTTTTCAGTCTCAACCGTGATTTCCCTGTTCCCTGACAATCCAATTTTGTATAACATAATCTCCCTCCAATCCTACATGCTGTTGTTTATCAATCTTCTATATACTCACCCAGGCCTACAATGTCCCCCTTCCTGCACGCCAAGCGCAAACCACTCTTGCAGGTTATCACAATATACTCATTTGGCCCTAGTACTTCATTATCCAGAATCGCCATCATTTCTTCAAAGGAATTATCTACCTGCAAGGTATATCCATTGGACATGAAAATCTCAAGTCTCTTGGTTTCGGAATACAATCTTGTTCTATTCCTCCTTTATAAATCGCGTTTTCCACTCTTTATATGTCATATCCGCCGGCACATTATAAATCTTTCCGGTTCCCGGTTCCCTGGCCGCGCGGCTCATGTCCGTCAGATCCATGTCGTCATAGTATGGCACATCTGTGCATCGGCAAAAACAATGGAAGGGCGGCATATTCTCCCCAACAACAGCCTTATCAACCGCATACACATCTCCATCTTTATCTCCGCAAATATCGCATGTCTCGCTGTCCAACGTCGCCAATATTTGGTATTTCTCCACGCCATCTTCCTTGTACCCGGAATGCGTGGCTTCGTTTATCAAGAAAGAACTTTCTGTGTGCAGTAAACGGTAGGCATCAAACTTCTTCGTGTTCATTTTCTTAGCAAAATCTGATGCCAACGTTTGAGGATTCTTCCCCTGCACCATCATAGTTGTAAGGGATTCCATCAACTGTGTTTGCAAATATTCCTTCTGTTTCCATATACGCGCGGAGAAATTAGCGCCATTAAACGGATATTTAAGCAATTCTTCCACATCCAGAGGGTTGATTTGAGCAAATGCCGCGTGGAAACCTTTGTACTGGTCTATGTTATACCATGTTCGATAATAGCCGTCGGCGTATACCTCCTGCATCGTTTTCTCTCCGGTAGCCTGATAATCAATCGCATACAACTCGCGTAATAAGGCATCAATCTGCGCTTCCAGTGCCTGATATCGTGTAATCCTAGCCTTGATAGACATGTTGTTGACGGTCTGGCTATATTTCCCAATATTATCCATCGCAAGTGCTATAAAGTCTTTCAGTTCCCCCAACTCTTCTTTACTAAGCCTTACTTGCGCCGCTGCATAGGACAGCCCATTTTCTTCCGCGTACCGAAAGTAGAATGATTCTACGGTTTTCTGCAATTCGCGCCTTGTCTGGTTAAATGCCTTCTCCAGCTTAGTGAAATACTGGTTGACCTTCATTTCGCCGGCCTTATAGGTCTCAAGCTGCCGCTTTTCCCAATAATCCATCACTCATCACCGCCCTGTTCTTCGCCATCCGGAGACTTTTGCGGAAACATATCGGATATTTCTTTTTTGCCATCTTCCTCCTGTTTTTGAAATGCCTTCCAGCTTCGTTCAAAATCCTCCACCCACGGATGTTTGCGCACAATATCCTCATCCGCAATCACACCCTTGCTCTGGGACGCAATCTGTGCCTCCTCCAGGTCGTTCTTGACACTGGTCCTGGTCCAAGTCTGGATGATGGTGTCATCCTTGATTGGTATGCCCATTACCCGGCAGGCACAACGGATGAACCGGCCAAAGCCTATCTTAAATTCCGTCTCCATAAGCCCCGCCTTGAGTTCCAGCAGGGAATACAAAAATCCCAGGGCCACGCCTGAACTGTTCCCAAAGTTCTGAGGGTCCGGGTCTATGCCCTGCCCCTGCTCAAAAATGCATTTCCGGGTCGTTGTCAGCAATTCCTTTCGTGCTTCCACTGGAAGTTCTATGGTCAGCGTGGATACACCTGACTTATCTTCCGTCCCTTCGCTTTCGATTTGAATTGCCTTGTAGTCCTTAAGCTCCCGCAGGAACTGTCCTAAATCTTCCCCGCCGTAATTCGTAAGAACAAAAATGACTTCCTGAATATCTTCCAGGTCATTAACAAAACCGCTGAATACCCCGCAGTATACATCAATCAGGGGCTTGATATCGTCCAGATCGCCTGTCCCTGTGTTATTATTGAAGAATGGGAAAAATGGCACCTCTCCAATGTCGTGAGGAAATTGGCTGACCAAATTGGAATTACCATCCGCGTCAATCAATGTGAAGGAGTGGTATGGCATCAGTCCATCATCCACACTGCTTCCAGCCTGTACTGCATAAGCCTGGCATTCCCTGTCGTTCCAATATTCATATACATCCAGTTCTTCTCCCTCATCATTGATATCATGATAACAGCGGAGCACGCCCTTTAACTCTCTCTCCAGACTCTTGCCCCATACCGGTATGATTTCTTCTGGGGGAACCACTGCATACTTATATCCATTTGAGGCCTTATCCTTCCATAGGTGTATCCATCCTACCGATGCGTTAGAGGCATCCACACATAGGTCTTTACAGGTCTTTGCATATTTATCCCCCAGAAACGCGGTAAGGGCCTTATTGGCTGATTTGTCTCCAAGGTCGAACAATGGAGGAGCCGTAAACATGTAGGATGCCTTTTGGTTCACCAAGAGACCATGGAAGTTGAATGGGATCCGGTTGTCCGCATTACGGAGCGGGTTTTCCCCTGTGTCTGACTCCTTCTTTTTAAGCGGCTTCATCAGGATGTCCGTCTTGTTTCGGTAATACCGTTTCGCAGTCTCTGCTCGCATTAGGAAGTCTCCATGCCCTGCCATATGTTTCTTGATCAGTTTTTTTATCGCTTCAAGTTCCATGTTATTTATCACCTCACTTCATAACTTTCATCCCACTGCCTTTGAGGTCTGATACCTCGTAATCATCCAGCCCATACCAGATAGCGGATAGAGTATGGGGGTCAATATTGAATTCATCCTCAATGATTTCCCCATCCTTATCCACGGCAAATGTCAATTCCTTCAGCTCATTGATGATGTTCTGGCACCGCTCTGAACATACAATACTCCTGAACCGCTTGACCTTTTTGGTGTACACCTTCCGGGACCCATGGAACTTCTTGCAGGGCTTTATCCGGAACCCCTGTTGCTTGTAATACCGGATAGCTTTCGGCTCCGCGCAGTCAGCCTTGATAAGTATGTCCTTCCATTTCTCTATGTCCCGCGCAATCTCCGGGTCTGTCTTATCCCTGGAATAATATTCGTCATACAGATAAAGAATTTTATTATCGTGGTCTATCATCATTCGTACAACAGCGTTGTAGGAGGTAACGAAACCAAAGTCCATTCCGTTCTTTTCAATCGGATTGGTAATCCCCTTCATGCATTCAGCAACTTCTCTTTCGGTACGTACTTCAAACTGCGGGAACACCAGCCTTCCATTAATACCAAAGCGTCCCTTTCTGGCCACCCGGTACAGATCCGGATCGTGCTTCTCCAGCTCATCCAGCTGCGCGATGTAATCCGCCGGCGCAAAATAGTTGTCATCCACCGTGCTGTGGTGATAGTACGTATTCCCCACCACCATGATCCGTTTCCGGTACAACTCCTCATCGTCCAGCACCTTATAGCCGGTTGCCTTATCCTGAAAGAAATGCTTGTAGACCCAGTTGCTCTTACTAACCGGATTCGTGGACAGAATGATGTGGTTACTCTGCGTAGGATGCCGGAGACGTCCCAGAATCTCCTTGAATCCGGCATACTTAACTTCAGAGCACTCTTCAATCCAGACAATGCTGACACCATTTAAGGATTTTAGCTTTGCTGGCTTATCCATGCCCTTGAAGATGATCCGGCTGCCATTGCTGAACCGCACCTGCATCGGAGATGTGGTGAACGTAATATAATCCGTGACCTCCATGGCCTCAGCCACTTCCTGTAGCAAGTCAAAACAGGAATCCCGGATGGTATCGAACACTTCGCGGACTACCATGGCCTTGCGTTTCTCTTCCAGCAGCTTCTTAATCAGCTTCACGGCAATATGGTAGCTCTTAGAACTGCCATAACCTCCAACAGTCAGATATATTTTGTGATCCCAGTCGTGGACGAAATCAAAGAAATGGTCATTCAGAGTAAAATCTACGTAATGTATATCAGGCATGCCTTTCACTTGCTCTCCCAAAAGTTATCTGGATCGGCTTCTCCTCATCCTTTTCAACCTGGGATTTCAGAATTGCGATCCGCGCCTTTTGCTCTTCACTGGCCAGCTCCCAGTTTTTATGAAGGAGCTCATCGTACTGTTTGATAAGCCCTTCCAGCGTCTTCTGGGCTCTGGCCTGCGCCTGCAGGAAATTGCCATGCTTATCCCAGGCCTGCTGTACTTCCCAGCGCTCCTCTGTGACCGTATCCCCATTCTTATGGCCTATTTCAGTGATGGTCACGTCCTTCTGGTCCCTCACATACATGATGGACTGGGCCCGGATGATTGCAGCATAGGCTATCTGCACCTGGTCCCATAGGATGTCAAGCGGGTCCGTGGGCATCTCCTGGATAATGGAAACGGTCTCTTCCGGAAGATACTTCGAGAAGAAACCGAATTTTTCTGCGTTCTTATTCAGCTCTGGTGCACCGCCTTCATTCCCGACAGCATTCTTGTTTCCTGGCTGGCCACCCTTCTTTTTTTGCGAACGTTCGCCTTTTTTATCCGAACGTTCGCTATCCCACTTATGGGTACATTTCCAACGGCGGACCGTACCTTCCGGAAGGTTTAGTTGACTTGCAATCTCAACTAATTTGATGCCCTTTCGGTACATGGCCTCGGCTTGTTCTATTCTTGAGTCTGGCGCTCTGGCCATGCATCTCACCTCATTTCGTGTTGTTTTGAAGGAGGACCCGGGCGCCCTGAGTTTCAGACGCCGGGAAATGGGTAAAGAAAGGGCACCCATTGCTGGATGCCTCTCTTGCTTTTCTTCGATGATATCATAATATCACGGAAGTACCCCTTTGTAGTTCCCCACTTTATCTTTTTTGTGCCAACAGATAGAAAAAGTATCTCCTTGAATCATAAAACTTTGTCCGCGATAGGGGAACATCCATGTATTCGTACGGAATTCCTTCCGTCACACTCTTTATCAACCATTGGTAGATATCCGCATCGGCCTCCATGGCTGTCTGTTCTATCAGTTCAATATCCGTCTGCAGCATGGCATTGTGTATCGCCGTACGTTCCACTGGATTCCCTGGCATATTTCCCTTTGGCATCCCGTCATTAATAACAGCCCCCAGACCATACCCCCTATGTAGTTCCTGTTTTTTCTCCTCATACTGCATACAGAAGTATTTCAGCTCATTATACTTGGCGCGGGAAATGTTATAATCGCTTAGCTTCATGTCCCGCTTTCTGACCTTGTCCATCGGTATCACCTCTCCTTCTGTTCATCCTTGGATACCACAATTGGTATCTTACTCAAATCGTACCCGCATCCCTTCAACGCTTGCGTCACCCTGTCCCACTCATCGGCCTGT